TCATGGCTGTATCTCCTCTTGTGGAACGATCCTCCATCCACAGTACCCCTCCGCATTACTGGGCTGCTCCATGTCGATGCAAGTTATGCAATCAGCATCTGCCTCGTATTGGTACCTAACCCTGCCAAAGCTGCACTCAACTATACTGCCCTGCCTGGCTTGATCCAGAGCCTGCTCGTAAGTGAGCGGGAAGTCCCCTCCCGGCAGGTAATCCTGCATGTCGATGAGGAGGGAATCAAACTCATCGACAACCACATGGCCGGAAAATCCACTCACTACATTACTCGTCGGAGGAGGCGAAGAGATAAGCCTATCCGCATCCAGCACGGCTTGCTGATACGGCAATAGGTACAGGGGCGTCTCCTGTCTCATCATGGCATCCCCTCCCGGCTATCTTGTGATACAATACGCCATCCAGATCGGGCCTCAGCGCTGCCAATGTCGATAGTCCAGTCCTGCCAAATATGATCCACCAACACCCCTCTGACGGGGTCAAACACTGCCATAATGCGGTATCCTAATGGTTGAGATATGCAAGAACACTCAATAAGTGCACCCTGCTTGGCAGCTTTGAGTGCCTCAGGCCATGTGAGCGGATAAGTAGGATCACTCATGGCTGCACCTCCTGATCTGGCATCCATATATTACTGTGGAATCCCCGCGCGGTGGGCTTATGAGGCCCAGGAGTGGGAACAATACGTACAGCCCCGACATGATCAGCCAGCTTGCCGGGCGGCATAGTGCACGGATCAGCGTGCGGTTCGTAGGTCTCCTGCCCGGTTTCAGCGGCCATCTTGCGAGTCTCCGCCCGTCCCCGGTTGATGACGGTGTACATCAGGTGCCGGACGTGTTCCACGGCGGCCCAGTTGCGCAATGCCTGGTACACATCCCGGCCCGTGCAAGGCAGGTGCAGCTGGTCGCGCACAATCTCGGCCAGATAGTCCGGAGTTATCTCATAGCGCTGCATGGCATCACGCAGATTGTGGATGGCCTTGTCCATCTCCGACCAGGTACGGTCCTTGACAGGCGCACAGCCAAGATAGGATGCCAGCCTATTATAGATAGGTACGTAGTGCTCCTGGGTGGCTTTGGTCAATGACTCGGTGATCCCTGTGGCTGCCCAGACCTCGTCGTGCCTCCAATCTCTCAGAGACGGGAGGGGGCATCCCTGGGACTGGATACGCTTGTAGGCCTTGCCGGCCATAATGGACAGTACGGCGATCTGTCGCTTGGTAAGTGGCTTATTGTTCATGACCGGGATTTTGTAGAGCCTTGATCAGTTGTTGCCGCTGCTTGGGCGTCAGATAGACAAGAGTGGCTGTTGCTCCTCCTCTATCAGTGCCCGTCCAGATAGTCAGCAGGGTCTGGAATCCATAGTCTTTAACCTCAATCTTAGTCATCCCTGGTACTCCTCTCTACGTAAAAAGTCTCCACCTGTTTGATCTCCAAACCCAGCTTGGCGAGCTTGTGAGGCTTGACATGCTGGCGGATTGCATCCTTGTCAGGAGTCACCTTGGTGACCAGGTACGCCTTGCGGCGCGTAGTCTTGAGCAGGGCGACAATCTTGTCCCACGTCCAGCCCTTGGCGGGCTTGAGGGAGGGCTGCCCCAGGCGGTAGCCGTAGGTGGTCAGAGCAGTGGTGCCGGATTTGCGGCCCTTGGAAAACAGCTCGTCCCTGCGGGGGGATGCCCATTGCTCGGCCAGTTTGGTGAGCCGGTCAATCTCCCTGGTCAGCTCGCTGATTTTGGGGTCGTGATCCGTGAGCACTTGCTGCATGGCGGCCTCCTTGGCGGCTTGCAAGGTATCCAGCTCGACGCCTTTGCGGGCGATGTCGTCCAGGGTCTGACAAAATTCAGCCTTGTCCTTAATAACCTGCTGGTCGGTTGCTTTAGTGGTTGTGCGTATTTTACCCATTGCAGTCTGTAGTTGGTTGTTGGTTACATTGGCACTGCCCCAGCAGGACGTAAGTGAGTACCCCAGGAGCATCGTCCGGAGTAAGATCGGCAAGAGCCACGGTGTATTGTTTGCCGTGTCCCTTGAGGCCTCTCCGGACCACCGCCTTATCACCTGACAATATATCCTCAATAACCCCATCATATCCGGCTGATCTGAGTGATATTCTGGTTCGGTTGGCAGACCTGCTGCTGGTCATACAGGTCTGGTTGACGTAGACCACATCTCCAACCTTAAAAGTTGACGGATCGACGGGTCTGAGCTTGCCGCAGTGCGGGCATGTATATTTCTCATTGTCCATTGTTATTGTGTATTTCTCTTGTTGAGTTGTTTTCTCTTTTTGGCCAGCATGTTAACGACATGCTGCCAGGTAAGGTCTGGCGTGGCGCTGAGCCACTCCAGAAATCGCTCTCCATCTACAGGGACGTAGTATTGTCCGAGCTGCTCCAGCCGGATGGCGATCATGCCCGGCCAGCGGGGGTCGCAGACTACCCAGTGATCACACGCGCCGGGGAAGCGGGAGAGTTGCAGGCCGATGAGATAGGCCAGTGTATTGGGATCGTAGGTCATGGCTGGTCAATGTAGATGTAGACGGGAGGGATGGGATTAACAGGCTCGGCTCTGTTGATCAGCTTGTGTACCAGATCATCGGATGAAAGATGATTGCCGTGATTGGCGCGGTTCAGCTCTGAGCGGATGCCCTCAGTCATGATTCTTCGGCACTCCGGGCAGACCGCATAGGTCTGCCCATGGCGCTGGATGATCTCCAGGCGCGCGTGCCGGTGGTAATAGCAATAGATGGGATCAGTCATGGCGTCTGGCCCTCCTCTCCATATCGGTAAACCGGGGAAGAAAACACCTCTCCAACTTGCCCGTGTCGTGGTTAAGATGCACGTTGATGCCCGTGACATCGTGCATGAAGTTGAAGTTATCGGCCTGTTCCATATCGGCGAGCCTTAGTGGACACCCGTTGCAATGGCATGCCTCCAGGTCCATCTGAATATCCAGCTCATCGACATCTGTATTGCCATATTTACGGTAAAGGGCGACAGCCCTCTTGGCGATGCGTTCAATGATTTCACGCTCCGCAGGTGTGGCGGTAAACAGATCTATCATTGTTGGCCCTCCCGGTTGCGATTGATGGCATCGGCCATTACTTCGCCGATAGCGTTCGTGTTGCGGGCAATGACTGTCTTGAGCAGCGTGTCGACACGTGATGCCGGCGTCTCGTGGTCGGCCTCCCGGAGGGTCTCGTTGTAAATAGACAGCCCGTGCTTGCCCGTGTCCGTGATAACATCCTCAATATGGATGATATAATGGCCTCCCCAGGGGGCCGGTTTGACATTGAGGGCTTGCCGCCCCCTGTCCTGTTGATTGTTAGTGTTGGTGCTGTACATGATTGTGGTGTTATTGGTTGGAAGTTGAGTCAGGCTGGTCGTCCTCGGTGGGGCCGACGGTGATGTTGGCCAGGCGGATATTGCCCAGCAGGTCGTGCAGATGGGATATGGCCATATTGAGGCAGTCATAGTCCGTCTTGGTCAGGAGGGCCACCTTGCAATGGCTGACCCGATCAACATGGATATGCTGGGTAATGTAAAGCAGCTGCCGGTGCCGTTCCCACTGCGCCTCGCTCAATACCGAGATAAGTTCCAGGGAAAGGCTGTGATGCGTGGTGATGAGGGCGTCGAGGTCAGCCAGGCGGAGGACCACATATCGGGTGCCTCCCAGGTCAACGATGCTGTACTTGATGGTCTTCTTGCGCATGATTTTTTTGAGGGGTTATACGTATTCCGGCATCTTGCCGGCTTCCATTTCTTCGAGCTTCTTGACGGCGGCCAGGTAGTAGTCCCAGGTAAGGTCCACCCCGGCATTGTTGGCGGCCTCCACCCCTTTGCGCAGGCGCTTGGTGGTCTTGCCGAATCCGTACAAATTGGCCTGCTGCTTGAGGGTGGCCAGCATGGCCCGGCTGGGGGACGGATAGCCGTAATAAGTCCACAGGGTTTCCAGGTCGCGGGTCTCGATATGGTCCGGGAGGCGGTAGATATTGGCCGCCCCTCGCTTGGAGGTTTGCTCCAGGATGCCTTTCCACTTGTCATTTTTTTCGACGTACTCGGCCAGGACGGGCGTACCCACCAGGAGCATGCCGCACTGGGTCTCGTCGTAAATCTCCCGCAGCTGTTCAATGCCCTTGCGTCCGGTCTTGTCGCTGTCCAGCGCGTGGTGGATCTCGTCGACAATGAGCAGGTGCTCCGGAGTCAGGCGGTTGACAATCTTGGCAATCTGGAACTCGGTGTTGCCTTTGACCGACAGGCCTAATTGGGCGGCAATGCGGTAGAGCAGCCGTCCTGGACTGGTGACCACCGGGCAGCGCACCAGGATAACCGTACCGGGATGGCGGCGGGCGTACTCCTTGAGCGCCCAGGTCTTGCCCCACTGCGTTTTGCCCACCAGCATGGAGGCGTATTGATTGACGTGGGTCAGCTCGGCAATCTGCATCACGTAGCGCGCCAGAGCCGTCTCGATAAACGGCCCGTCAGACGCTGATTGCTGGCGCAGGGCCAGCAGGCCGCACAGGTCATCAAGCTTGGAAAGGTGAGGGCCGGTCGGGGCCTGGTAAGCGCCAATCAGCAGGCGGTGCATGACCGTCGTGCTCACCGGCAGCTTGTCGGCCAGCGTGCGCAGCGTCCAGTCATGGTCTACTGCGTAGTTGATCAGGTCGGTGAGCATCTTCTTGTGAGCCGGTTTGTACGGCGTATCCTGAATGCGGTCCAGATACCTGCTCAGGTTGGCATTGTTGTTGATTTTTGTAATATCGTCCATATTGTTATTATTGTGTCTGTTATGTTATAAAAATCTTACATCGGGCAGGTCGTGGGGCAGCTCGTCGTCATTGCTGCCGCTGGCGGGGATGAGGCTGATGTCCGGCATGGACTCGGCCGCCGCCGTGGCTGCCCTGGTCACGGTCCGCTTATCGGCGGGAGTGGGGGTGAGGGAGTATGCCTGGGCATACTCGGCGGCCGTCACCGGCTTGCCCTCCATCAGGCGCCTGTTGTGCTCGCGCTTGCGGACGATGTCCGCCTCGGTATTGGCTCCGATGATGCGGGCATATTCCAGCTGCTGCTCCCGATATCCGGCCGCCTTGCCCATGGCCTGCTCCACGGCGTGCGTATCCGCCGTGCAGACCCTCTGCACGAGGGAGGCCGTACCGATGACGCGCCCGTCCTGCCCGCACACAAAGAGCTGATTGTCATCGTAGGGGTTAACGTAGCCCTGGTACGTGCCGTGGGCCAGAACCCGGACGGCTCCGTCAGGAGTCGCCACGCGGGCCTCGTAAATCAGGTCTTCGTCACGGATGGTTTTGTCGCGCATCCGGATGTAGGCGCTGGCCACCTTGATGGGGCGGGCCATGTCCGTGCCCAGGATCTGGCAGATGCACCAGGGGGGCAGCTTGATGAGCCTGTTGCCCGGTTTGGCCTCCTCGCAGGCCCATGCCTCGGAGGGGCTCATCCGGCGCCGGCGCACCAGGTCGGCCCCGGTTTCGCAGGCGGTGCGGATGATCTGGGCGGCCATGGACGGCTCCACCTCGGAGGATGGTGTCCAGGAGGCGGAGGCCGAGAGGCGCAGCTCCTCGACCATGAACCCGCATCGCTCCCAGCCCTCCAGTCTGTGGTCGGTGCGCGTGTTGATGTCGCTGACTATCTTGGTCAACTCGCGGCTCAGCTCGTCCATGGTCAGCATGTAGTGCTTGAGTTGACCGGCTTTGTCCGCGGGCAGCTTGTCCATCGCCTTGATGAGCTGCTCCTCGGCGCGTACCAGCCCGTGCAGGGTTTCCGGGGGCGTGCGGTCGTGGCCGGTGGCTCCCGGCAGATGGCTGATGCGGTTGTGCTGCAGGTTGTGGTAGCTTTCCAGCGCCGCCTTGTGGCGCGGGTTGCCCACGCCCCGGCCACCGTGGCCCTGCTTGAGAGTCTGGCGCACGCCTCCGATGCCGGAACGGTCCACCTTGATCAGGCCGCCGCTGGCATGGTAGAGCAGGTCTTCCAGTTCCTTGCTGATAGCCGCCGTTCCGTTTTCGACGACGAGCGTCGTCCCCTTGGGCGAGTACCCGACGGTAGCTCCCCACAGGGCCAGGATGCTGCGCATATCCCGCTGGTTAAGATGGATCATCTTGCCCGTCTCCTCATCGCGGCGGCGTATCTTTTGCCCCCACGCCACACGCTTGCCCGTAAGGTACTCCAGCACGCCCAGCTGCAGGGGCTGCCCTTTGTCCCGCCCGGAAAGCACCATCAAGTCAAGCCAGACGTCGTCAAAGAGGAAATGACTGCCCAGCCAGAGCCCTTCGCGGGTGGCCAGTACCTGCGCCAGCTGGGGCGCGGCGGCCCGGATGCCCTGCTTGAGCGCCACCGTCTCCAGAGATTGGGGAGCGAGCCTCTGCAGATTGCGCAGGCTCCAGCCGGAGGGGACGCGCGGCCAGCCCGGCCAGTCCTCATAGCCGGGGATGGTGTCGCGCCTCTCCGTCCAGGTCTTGAGCAGGAGTTGGCGGGCCGTGGGGATGCCTCCGTTGCGCTGGCACCGGGTGCAGAGGCCGTGCCAGTAGGCAAGGAATTTGCTGAGGGTGACGCGGCTGCGCGCCTGTATTTTACGGTAGCGGCGGTCCACCAGGGAGAGGGGATTGTCGCCGTTGTTGCGCCAGATGTCATACCAGCGGCGCATAGTCACCGGGGAGATGCCGCAGAGGGCGGCGGCATCCCGGATGGCTTCCTGCTGCCCGCCATAGCAGGCGCTGGCCTCCCTGATGCGCTTGCAGGCCGCATAGAGGGTCAGCACTCTGTCCCGCTCCACCAGCGGCAGATCGTCCATGGTGATATTAAAGTCCATTATCTTAAAGTGTTGTTGTACCGTTGACTATGCCATCCATCGTGGCCCTGACGCTCTGTACGTCGGCATCGGATACCTTGCGGGCGTAAGCGGCCAGGGAATCGGCAAAAAGCTCTCGCTCCTGGAGGCGCAGCAGGTGGACGTAGCCCTGGTCGATAAAAGTTCCCAGCTGTTTGAGGAGGCAGGCTGCGTCCTGCTCGGCCTGATGCCGGCGGCGCTCCAGTTCTTCCGGGGGGAGGTTGAGAGCGGCCAGGTCATTGGCCAGCTTATCCATGGGGGTGAGGGCCTGAGCCCCGTCAGGGTTGCCGGAGCCGGTAAAGCCCAGGGGCTTGACCCGGTCGTGCGTTGTCCGCTTGCGGGTGGTAATCACGCCCAGGTTGATCTCCATCTGTCGGGGTGTTTCGGCTCCGTCGGTTACTTTATCTACTAGGTCGGGCAGCTCGGAGACAGGCTCACCGCATAGGCCCGCGTCCAGGAGAATTCTCTCCACATTATCTAATCTTCCTGCGGCTGTTTTATAACAGCGCATGTAGCGGTTGGACATCTGCTGGGTAAATTGAAACCGTGGTTTCAATTTATCGTCTTTGGCGAAAAATTCGCCCCACTCTCCATGATGAGTCGCGGCCTTAAGCTCGGTCAGCAGCTTGCCCAGCTTGAGTCCTGCCGTCACGGCATTGCGCCCGGCGCATGCCGCCATCTCTGCCTGCGCCTGGGCATACCGGTGCAGGCGGTTGGCTTCGCTGACGCCCAGCGTCACCCGCGTTTCCGCGGTTATCATAAGCTCGTGTTTCATTGGTTGAAATGTTGTTGACGATTGATTTCCTGCTGCAGGATGTAACGGTTGAGGGCCACCCTCAGCTTGACCAGGGCCTTGTCCTGCAGCTCCCAGACAGCCTTGTCGGACAATCCCAGGTAATGGGCCAGTTCCGGGCAGGTGAGCGGGCCGTCGTGAGGCACCCGGTAATGGCGTCGCACTTCCGGGATGTTCCAAATGGCGGACCAGATGGCCCATTCCTCGGCCGTCATGGGCGCGTCCATGTCAACGGGTGTGTCGTCCATCATCGTGTGGCCTTTCCATGACTGGCAGGATGGCCGTGCGCGGGTCCTTGAGGCCGTCGCGCACCTGCTGCTCCTCCGTATCCAGATACCATCCTCCCGCCTTAACCATCCCTAGGAATGCCAGGGCCATGACTGCTATGGCGGCAATGAGATTGGCGGCTCTCCTCAGCATCGTTACCTGCTCCTCCTTAATGATGTCAGTTTTTTGCGCGGCAACCTTCGGATGCGGACTTTCAGGGCGTTGCCCCGGTCTGGCGCTCCTTTGAGGACGCGGCGGAGATGACTGGCTGTCACTCCTAATACTTCGGCGGCTTCGGTCGGGGTGTATCCATGACCAAGTAACCATTGAATGTTGATGTTCTTTTCTTGTATGGTCATTGCTGTTTGTGTTAATTCTGCCTTATGGCCGCCTTTATAGGGCGGCTCTCATAAATGTGAGATATATTAACAGGTGTGACCATGCAAGAAAAAAATGATACAGATGTGAGTTTTTGTGGCCGTTTTGCCGACTTGCTAAACAACTGTGAATACTCACAACGTCAAGTGGCCGTTAAGCTAGGATTAACAGAGGGAGCTATTATCAACTACAAACGCGACCGCATTCCCAAAGCATGGGAACTATTACGCATTGCTAAATTTTTTGGTGTAACGATGGAATGGCTGTTGACTGGCAAGGATCCCATGATACAAGCATCATCAGATTCTTGGCGGGAAAGGTGTAAGTTGGCCGAAGCTAAATTATCTATCGTAAGAGAGGCTTTGCAAGGTGTTTTAACGAAAACAAAATAAGCACTTAATGATACATGAGCAGCACTCAAGGAATGAGTAATGATAAGCAGTATTATTATACTGTAGGGAACCAGGTACACGGTCCTGTACCTTCTGAAAGTTTGGTAGCTATGTATCAATCCAGGCATCTTGCAGACACCACAATGATCTGCCCAGTTGGTGGTGCAAACTGGATATTCATGTCGGAACTATTGCATGGATTGCCTAATCAGTTAGTCGAGCATAGTAAGCAAGATACAAAGCCGCTTGAACTCCCCAGAACAAGAAAAAAGCAAGATGGATCAAGTCGGGCTCTTAATATACTGGCTGTTTTTTGTTGTCTCCCCTGTGCATTTGTGATTTTGTTATCCCTTTTTAATCCTAAATCATTTATAGATTTATGGGGTATTGCCATTCTAAGCATCATAGTTGCTCTATTTTTTGCTGTCTTAGCCAAACTAGTAGGAGGCAAATCGTGAACTATCCCTATTAAGTATGACACAGCGCAACATACTGATCATAAATTTCATATCTCTAACAAACATAACAAATTTATAATAAATTTGTTGTGCCGTTAGAGAAGGGCGTTTGGGCGAGCTATGCTCGCGTCCGATGACCAACACATATACCATGCTGCACGGGGACTGCATGTCCCTGATGTCGACCATGCCGGAGGCATCCTACGATGCCGTGATTACTGATCCGCCCTACGCCAGCGGAGGCCTCTCTACGGCCGCCAGGGATCGAGACCCGCGCGTCAAGTACCAGCTGTCCGGAACCCGTAAATATTACCCGACATTTGCCAATGACAACCGCGACCAGCGTACCCACCTGATGTGGTCCGTGCGGTGGATGGAGCAGGCCCTGCGCCTGACGCGCCCCGGCGGCTGGCTGATGGTATTTACGGACTGGCGTCAACTGCCCCTGACCTCGGACGCCCTGCAGATTGCCGGCTGGACGTGGAGAGGCATCATCCCCTGGGACAAAACGGAAAGCTGCCGACCCCAGATGGGGCTGTACCGCAACCAGGCCGAGTACGTCCTGACCGCCACGCACGGAGGATACGACAAATCCGTCAGGCTTTGTCCTCCGGGAGTGGTGCGCGAGCCGATCCGCCCCAGGGATAAGCTCCACCTGACGGGCAAGCCGGTCCCCCTGATGGAGCACCTCATGACCATCCTGCCGTCCGGCTCGCGCATTTTGGACCCGTTTGCCGGCAGCGGCACCACGCTGGTGGCGGCCCGCAACAAGGGACACACGGCCGTGGGCATTGAGCTGTCGTCCGACTACCACCGCATCGCCACCGACCGTCTCGGTCTGGTCCTGCCGTCCTAATGTTCGTCGATATCCACATATATCAAGACCGCTAGGGAAATTCCTGGCGGTCTTTTTTCATAACGTTTTATCATTTGACTGAGCCCTTCATGTGATTTATATTTTTGTAATGAAAAAAATATCACTTACTGAAGATGAATACAATACGCCCAAGTACACTATTAAAATTGATGGAGAGAAGAAAACGAAGTTGGGTTTCATGGAAGCAATACTCTCTAATTTTAAAGAGGAAAAGGAATGGCATGATAATGATATAGAGATACTGTTGCACATAAAATCATTGGCGCAGTTATCAGATGAAGAAATGATGGAAATCATCACGGAACCTGTGATTGATGAAAAGGATGAAACGGAAATAATTAATGGTTCTACGGAAGTCATCTCTTGGAAAAATATAAAAGAACCTATGGCAGAAAACATGTCCGATAAGGTGTTAATCCGCATTTATGAAGCAATAAAAGAAAAGGCTCCCAGCGTTCTAGGCTAAATATCCTTTCCCGCACGCCCCCTGCAGCATCCCTGCAGGGGGCTTTTTTTGCCAGCCGTTAGAGAGGGGCTCAACATTGTGGTAAGGTTGAGGCATGGACGACAAGACGCTCAAACGCTGGGCCTCCGGGCCGCTCTGTACCATTGCCCAGGCAGCGGCCCTGCTGGGGGTATCCTCGCAGACAGTCCGGCGCATGGTGCTGCATGGCCATCTCATCGCGTGGCGTCCCAATCCGGCGGGCCAAAAGAGGCTGCTCTACCGCCGCCAGGTGGAGGATTTGGCGGCGCATAGCCAGAGCCGTGCCATCCGGCAGGCCCGCCTGATGCAGGATACATTCGATTTTTTTAAGCCAAATGCAACAAATGCGCCAAACGTGCCAAATGCAACAGAGGGCAGCCGAAAATGGGCTAAGGTGCCCCCATGAGCAACACTCCATCTCCTGTTGATAATACTACTGGTGCGCATGACGAGATCCCGGCTCCGGGTGGAGCCGGGAACACCGTCACCACCAAGACGCCCTGGTATTTGTCCTACGTCCTGTGGACCAACCTGGCCGCCCTCGCCTCCATGCTACTGCCCTCCGTGCGTGATTGGCTGGCCAACAATCCCATCGAATTTACAACCGCCCTTACTGCGGTCAATACCCTGCTGGGCTTTATAAGCCGTGGCACGATCCAACTTACCGGACAGGACGGCCAGAGCGGCCAGTCCGCCAACCTGGCCGGAGCCCTCCCGCCATCGCCTGTTACCGGGGAGGGCTCCACATCCCCCGTGGAGGACCGGAGTCAGGATCCTGATCAGGATCCGTCGTCCATACCCCCCAGCTCCGGCTCCTCCTCACCCTTATCCGGGACCTCCCGCCTGATGGTCGTCCTGGGAGCCTTGATGCTCCTGCTGGGCGGATCCTGCAGTACGGACGCAGACCCTGTGGCCGCCAGCGTCAGCCTGAGCGACGGGCAGGTGATAGTCATCCGTGGAAGCACCTCTCTGGTAGTGGACCGCACGGAGTACAAGCTGCTCTGGTCACAGGCCGCCCCGGAGGCAGTTGTGGCTCCGGTAGTACAAGCCACCTCCAAGTGAGCAACTCTTAACTGTCAGCTATCATGATTTACGCAGCATTACAATCCGACACGCTGTCCTGGCAGCGCTCCCTGAAATTCGCCGGTTTTTATCGGGGCCGGCTTGACGGCATCACCGGCCCGCTGACCCGCGAGGCGGCGGCCCAGTGGCGCGAGAGCCATCAACAGCTCCAGACCCGCTACGGCCGGCTGGACCAGCGCACGGAGGACAACCTGCTTACCCTCCAGCCCCTGGCCGCGCTCAAGGTGCGCCAGATGATGACGGCCCTGCGAGGCCTGGCCGACTGGAAGCTCATCTGCGGCATCCGCACGTATGAGGAGCAGGACAGACTCTACGGCAAAAGGCCCAGAGTAACCAGAGCCAAAGGAGGGCAGAGCATGCACAACTTCGGCATTGCGGGCGACGTCTGCCTGTTTGTCGACGGCAAGGACGTATGGACACCCAGCGAGGGAGCGAATTCCATCTACAAGCCCGTGGCGGCCCTGGCCCATAAGCTGGGGCTGGTATGGGGCGGGGATTTCAAGTCCATTTACGACCCCGGACACGTCCAGCTGGGCGAGCTGTCCACAGCCACCCTCCATCACGCCTACACCACCGGGTCCGCCACGCTGGCCCAACTGCTCCAGTCATGATGCTCAACCTGATAGCAGACGCCGCCGCAGGCATCTCGCCGGAGGCAGTAGGCACCATCCTCGGCGTTGCTCTCGGCTCGTCCGGGACATGGTGGGTGGTCAAGGGCCGCAAGGCTCCGCAGCAATCCGACGATCCCCAGCGCTTCTTGATGGAGGACAAGTACGCGACCCGTGAGGAGGTGGCGGAGCTCAAGGCCCTCCACGCCAAGACCACCGACGACATGCACAAGCGCCTCAACAGTATCACCATCAAGCTCAACGAGATGTCCGGCACCCTTAAACTCATGATTGACATCCTCAAAACCCGCAAGTCCTTATGACCACCCGCGCCAACATCAAGATTACCATCCTGCAGGTCCTCGACCGACTGCCCGCTGCCTATACCCAGCGCGTGTCTGCTCTCCGAGCCGAGGTCTCCCTGGACATGTCTCCGAGCCCAGGAACTGCCGATATCGACCTGGCCATCCGGGAGCTGGAGGCCCTGCGCCTGATCACGTCCACCACCTGCCTTATCACCGGCGAGCGCAAGTACGCCATCACCGACGCCGGCCGCGTCCAGCTTACCCAGATATGACCATCACCGACGCCATCGTAAGCATCGCCGCCTTAATATTGATTGGGTTCATCAACTACATCATTTACCGCCGTTAACCGCCATGCTCCGCAAACCCAGACCAGACAGTGTGATCGGCTCCCAGTTGCCCCCCATCATCAAGGACGACGTGGACGCCATGTTGTTTTCCGGCGCATCTTACAAAGATGTCCAGGAACGCCTGGCCGAGGACGGTGTGACACTGAGCCAGGAGGCCATCCGCCGCTACTACCACTCCCAGATCCTGCCGGCGCGTCTGGCCCGGCAGAACAAGACGGCCGAGGAACTCAACAAGATCTCCGTGGACGGAGTGGACGAGGCCACCATGAGGGCCATCCGCTCCGCCGCCCTGGACCTGGCCGCCTCCCCGTCCTGCGATCCCAAGGCGCTGAGCATCCTGGTCAACCTCATCCTCAAGGCAGAGCAGCTGGAGCAGGACAAGCGCCGCCTCAAGATGCTGGAGGCCAAGGCCGCCCAGGCAGACGCCGCCAGACAGGTCACGCAATCAACCCTCACCCCGGAGGAGCGCGACGCCAGGATGCGCAGCATCTTCGGCTGTTAGACAGTAACTCACCCACTCCCCTTCATGTCATCCTTGATCACAACGCCGCTGGAGCTGCTGCTGCCTTACCAGGCACGGTGGGTGGCGGACGAGAGCCGCTTTAAGGCCGGCATCTGGTCCCGCCAGTCCGGCAAGGATTTTTCTACGGCGGCGGAGGCGGTAAGGGATGCGATGCTGCGGGCCAAGACCACCTGGATGATCGCGGCCCCGTCCGAGCGCCAGGCCATGGAATCGCTGGCCAAGTGCAAAGAGTGGGCCGAGGCTTTTTCCCTTGCCCTGGCTGACGAAGAAATCGAACGACAGGACGGCCCCAACACCCTGCTCAAGTCCGGCTCCATCACATTTGCCAACGGCTCCCGCATCTTGGCCGTGCCCGGCAGGCCCGATACCGTGCGAGGCTTTAGCGCCAATCTCGTCCTGACGGAATTCGCGTTTTTCGAGGATCCCGACGCCACCTGGAGAGCCGTATTGCCCTCCATCACTAATCCCCTCCGGGGCGGCGAGAAAAAAGTCCGGCTTATCACCACGCCCAACGGCAAGACGGGCCGCGGCGCCAGGACATACAAGATCATCTCCGACAATTTGCTCCAACCCGTGGAGGGCCGCAAGCAGCACTGGTCCTGCCATGTGGTGACGATTGCCAAGGCCGTGGAGGACGGACTGCCCATCGACATTGACGAGTTAAGAGAATCCCTGGACGACCCCATCGGCTGGGCGCAGGAGTACATGTGCGAATTCCTGGACAGCTCCAACGTGCTGCTGCCCTACGACCTGATCGCCACGGCGGAGTCCGCCAGCGCCACGGTCTCCTGCGACCCGGCCATTTACCTGGGAGGCAAGCTGGACCTGCGCCTGGGCATCGACTTTGGCCGCTCCAACGACCCGACGGTCTGCTGGACATTGGAGCGGGTGGGTGACGTGCTGGTCACCCGCGAGGTGCTGGTGCTGCGCAACATGTCCGTGCCGGACCAGATGGAGGTGCTGCGCCACCGCATCAAGGCGGCGCGCCGGGTGTGCTACGACTACACGGGCGTAGGCATCGGTATGGGCGATGTCCTGGTCAAGGAATTCAAGCGCTGGCATCCGGAGGGTCACGAGTTTGGCCGGATCGAGCTCTGCACCTTTACGCCGGCCTTTAAGCGTCTCATCTTCCCGCGCCTCCGCCAGGCCTTTGAGGCTCCGACCCGTGTGCGCATCCCGATTGACGTGGAGATTCGCGAGGACCTGCACGCCATGCAGCAGATATTCAGAGGCACGGACTACAGCTATGAAGCCCCGCACACCAGGGAGGGACACTCCGACCGGTGTACGGCCCTGGCTCTGGCCCTGCGCGCGGCCGACGGCCACGTGCAGCACCATCTCCCGGCGCCAGGCAGCGGACGCATCATCACCGGCGCTGGCCTGTTTGGCGGCCGCTCCCACGGCTCCCTGTTCGGATGCCGCCCCTCCCTCAACCATCTACCGTCAGCAGCGTAACTCATGATCAAGCGACTTTACAACTACATCCTCCACCGCAGGCTCCATGCAGAGGGCGTGCAGCGGGCGCTTACAACGCCGGAGATACCCTCCCAGGACAGCAGGCCGGGCCTGTTCCGGCTTGTATCCCTGTCCGAACTGGACAAGGACAGCCGCCGCCAGCTGGAGCGCGTGTGCCCGCTGGACTACCTGAGCGTGGATACCATCCGGCGCTGCCTGCAGGACTGCCAGCTGGGGGCCTATGCCGAGCAGCAGTGGATCTGGGAGCAGATGGAGCAGTACGATCCCATGCTGATGACCTGCATTACCAAGCGGGACGACGCGCTGAGCAAGTACGACTGGTCCGTCACGGTCAAGCCGGACCTGGACGACAGGGACAGCCTGCTGGCCGAGGCCCAGCAGCGCACCATTACCGACCTGTGCAACGCCATCGTCAACATGGACGAGGCTATTACCGCCCTGTCCCAGGCGTCCCGCCGCCATTACAAATTCCTGCAGCCCTACGCCGACGGCGATGGCCTGCACCTGCTGCCCGTCGACAACTGGCTGATGTGCCGCGACGGTTACCGTGGACCCTGGGGATACAACCCGTCCGCCCAGTTTAGCCGCTACCGGGGGGAGCCGTTGCCCGTGCCTTTGGAGGATCTCATCCTGCGCCTGCATCCCAGGCCCATCGACATGCCCGCCCAGATGCTGGTGCTCAACCGCAGCACCACCTTGGCCCAGTGGGACGTCTTCCTGGAGCGATTAGGGACGCCGCCGGCATTTTTCAAATTGCCGGCTGACTGCAGCGACGAGCTGCGCGATCTTTATATAAAGGCAGCGGCCAGGATGCAATCCGCCGCCATCGGCGTCATCGACAACAGCGCCGACATCATCACCGTCCCGGTGTCCCAGACGAGCGTCGACCTGTTTGACCGCAGGTACAAGGTAGCCACCGAGGAGATCGCCATGCTGACCACCGCCGGCAAGCTCACAGTCATGACCGAGTCCGGCTCCGGCACCCTGGCTGGCAACGCCCAGGCTGACGGCTTTAAGGCCTGGGCGGCCGGCGAGGCCGACCATATTGCCTCCGTGCTGACGGCCCAGCTGGTCAACCGGGTGCTCGACGAGTACCACCCCGGCCAGCCTCACCTGGTGAATTTTACGCTCTCCTGCGTAGACAAGACCACGCCGGAGAAAGAAATCGCCAACGCCGCCGCCTTGCGCGCCGCCGGCTACGACATCGACGACGCCGAGGTCAGCGAGCGCACCGGCTGGCAGGTGACCGCCGGAGTCTCCTCCTCCGAGCTCTACGCCATCAGGACCGCCGGCTACACGCCGGAGCAGCGGGCCATGGAGAATGGCGGCAAACGATCCCAGGAGACGCCCTACACGCTTAACTCCCGCCGCCGCGACGCCATCACGACACTGGCCCTCCACCGCGGCACCACGCTCTGGGAGCCGGCGCGCCGCCGCCTGGAGGAGGTGGTCGCCCACCGCCTGCAAGACATCGACGAGCGACTGGAACGGGTCACGCTGGAGCTGCTGCCCCTCTCCCCGGCAGAGCAGGCCCGTCTCAAGGATGCGCTGCAGATACCCGAAGAGGAGGAAATCGTCTCCGCCGCCCTCCAGATTGCCCGTCGCCTCCAGGAGGCCCGTGACGAGGGGAGACGCCGCGCGGCGGCCGTTGACCCGTCTCTAACCACATCCGGCCCTGCACGACCCCTGCACGGCGCAAATTCAGCCCCATCCCACGCATGAGCAACTACCGAGACAGATACATCGCCCGCGGCATCCCGGAATTCGACCCGGACGCCTGCGCTCCATACCCCATTGGCCAGGTCCCGCAATCAGGCTGGTTTCTCATTGAGCCAGCCGGCACCTACACCATCCCGGTGCCCGACACCTCCATCCCTCCTGCCAAGCGCTGGGACGTGGACGAGGTCATCGACAAGGACGCTCTGCAGGCCATCTGCGAGGCCTACGACCCGGCCATCAACGGCGGCAACGGCATCCAGGTCAACAACGACCATCTGCATCTGCGCACCACCGGCGACAACCCGGCCCTGGGCTGGTGCAGGGCGCTGGACTACGGATGGGTCGGCGGCCGTCTCTACCAGGCCGCCTACATCTCCTGGGTCAAGGATGCCCACCACGACCTCAACCAGGGCAAATACTGGGCATTCAGCACCGAGTACAAGCTGGCCGACTACAAACGCGTCTATCACAACGGCTACAGCCCCACGCGCCTGTCCGGCCTGGCCGTCACCAACAACCCGGACCACGAGGCCCAGCCGGGCATCATCCTCCAATCCGCCGCGGGCGACGTGGTCGTCCACAGCCGCAGCGCCTCCATCCTCCAATCCACAACCATGAGTACAAAAACAGCAACACAACGGATCCTGCACTCCGAGGGCACAGCCCCCGAAGATGAGGAAAAGAAGCAGCAAGAAATCAACGCCAACAACGACAATCCCCCTCCTGCCACCACAGAGGAGGAAAAGAAAGACGAAACCAGCGCCAACAACGACACCGACCAAAAGGACGAAACCAGCTGCAACTCGGACGACGAGGGCTGGCTGGGCCTCGTCAACAAAATAGCCGGGGTGTGCGGCCTGCCCGACACGGCCACCGGAGACGACATCCTCAAGTACGTCACCGACCTCAAGACCGACTTTGACCTCCTCAAGCAGCAGGCCGATCAATCCGGAGGAGGCACCCAGGCCCACAGCAGGGCTCCCCTCACGCGCCAGCTGCACAGCAACCGGGGAGGCCGGCGCATGGACCGCGACGTCACTCCCGCCGGGGTGGTCATCCACCGCACGCCGGAGGGCAAGGCCGTCAAGGTGCCGCAATCCGACGTCGACCTGGTGACCCACTGCCGCCAGGCCGTGGACGCCGAGATCGTCAGACACGGCCGCCAGCTCACCCCTGGCGAGTACGACCGCGCCTGGTCACGGGCAGCGGAGGAATTCGCCTCCGCGCGCCGCAAGTAACTCCAATCTCAACACCTAACTCTAATTAAAATGATTATCAAGCAAACACCCGTAGAACGCCGTCTCTGGGCGTCGGGCGCCACCGGCACCGACAAGAGCGAGGGCAAGCTGGTCAAGGCATCCGCCGACGGCAAAACCATGTCTCTGCTGACCTCCGCCTCGGATATCCCGGACGGCGTTGTCAGCAACCCTGACGGGCGCGACGGAGCCGACGGCAACGGCGGCGATCTGGTCCGCATGAGCCATCCGGGCATTGTCCAGGTCCGCCTCAACGCCACTCCCGGCGCCATCGAGGACGGCACTGACCTGGTGGCCTGCGCCGACGCTACCGTCAAGGCGGCCACCGGCGCGGCCGGCGAGGTCGTCGTGGCCAAATCCGTAGCCCCCAACACCAGCGGCCAGGGAGGCTGCCTCCATGACGCCATCCTCGTCGCCAGGCCGGCAGCCACACCGGCGGCCGCGTCCGAAAAATCCTGACCATTAACTCTTACCTCTTAACGACTACATAGCATGAGTACATCCGCAACCTACGCCGTCAACCTGCCGCTGACCAACTACATCATCGGCTGGTACGGCACCCAGACCCACGACCCGGCACGCTTCCTGGCTCCCGGCACCCAGGCCCCCGGCCTGCTGACCACCTACAAGCGCTACCTGCGCCAGGACGCTTTTGCCGCCTCGGACACCCGCAGGCCCATGTACGACTCCCCCCGCACCATCGACATCCGTGGCGAGGACGTCCCGGTGATGCTCGAAGAACACGCCCTCAAGATCGGCATCGACGACCGCGAGCTGCTCGGAGCGGTTGACGCGGAAGTTTACCGCACCAGCCTGCGCCAGGCCAAAACCCGCGCGCTGGCCCGCCGCATGCTCATCTCCCACAATAAGGAGGTGTTTGACTACGCGAATTCGGTCATCCCCGGCATCACGTCGGTGGACGGCATCACGGAGGCCAACAAATGGAGCGACCGCACCAAGCCCGTGGTCAGCATCCTGACCAGCCTCATCAACAAATTCGCCGTCAACAACGGCGTCTATCCCAACCGCATCCTGACCACGCGCGACGTCTGGGCGGACATCCAGGCCAACACGGAAGTCCAGACCATGATGGGCGAGATGGGCCGCAAGGTCCTCACGCCGGAGACGCTGCTGGAGCTCATCGGCCTGCAGGGCGACGACATCCCGCCGGTCAGGGTCATGCGCACCATTGCCTCCTACAATCCCGGAGGTACGGGAGGCGCGGAGGTGGACAACGTCAATATCGTGGGCAGCAACATCTATCTGTTTTACGCCGACGACAATCCGTCCCTGGACGACATATCCGCGCTCAAGACGCTCAACCTCGCCGGCGACGACATGTACAGCACGGTGGAAACCTATCGAGATGAAGACATTTCCACGGAATGGCTGCGCGTGCGCGGCCATCACAAGGTCGTGTTCGCCGCTCCGTCGGCCATGATGCGCATGCAGATCGCCTGATGCAGGACGGAGTGTGGAGAGCCGGGAGTTGAAATGCTCCCGCCTCCACGCTCCCTCCCTCTCTTAACAATCAATTTTTTATCAAGACATCAAGATGACAGCCAAGAAATCAACCAGAACCAACAAACCCGCCGCGGAGCAGGCTCCTGCCCAGGAGATGGACACCACCACTCCTGATCAGGACAAGGCCACGCCGACCGTGGAGGGCACCGCTGCCGAGGCATCCGCATCGGAGCCTGCAGCCAATCCCGCCAATCAACCAGCCGTAGAGCCCGCCACTGACTGCCCCATGGGCGACAGCGACTCCGGGGAGGCAGGGGGCAATCCCGGCCCCAACATGACCAGTCACGAGTACGATAACCTGCATGATCTGACCTCCAACGTCCATGACGACAGCGTCTCCGGAGAGCAGCCTCCCCTCGCCATTCTGACCGCCGAGCGGCTCGGCCTGTCGCCCAGACAGCACATCACATCCATCATCGCCGGAGGCGTGATCAGCGGCATCCTGGCCCGGACCAAACCCTACGAGATGCTCGACCTGCGCAAGGCGGCCGAGGCCATCGGCATGTGCGACGCCATCGTCGAGATGATCCTGCACATGGACGATGCCGTCCCGGAGGCCCCGGACGAGCAATCCGTCTCCTGACTATTAACCGTTGCCTGCCATGAATCACTGGATCACCTTGACGGCGGATATGCTCCCGGAGGTCATCGACCAAGCCGAGCTGGATGCCATCACGGCCGCCGATACGGACGGTTCTGTTGTTGACGGCATCATCCAGGACGTGACGGCCTCCGTGCGCGAGGCCATCGCTGCCAACCCCGCCAATGTGATGGACCTCACGGGGGACACCATCCCCCGCACCCTCAGGCCGGAGGCTCTGGACATGATTGCCTGGCGGCTGCTCAAGCGGTTTGCCGTGGCAGTCAGTGAGTCCCGCGACAAGGCCGCGACTTCCGCCCGCGAGCGTCTGGAGGCGGTCCGGGCCGGCACCCACCGGGTGATCGGTCCGGACGGCCGCATGCCCGTGCCTCCCGGCAAGCGTCCCTATGTCCAGGGGCCGCGTCCCGCCTACGGCTCCGGAGCGCCCGGATTATTTCCTTCCCCCCGGCGGGGGAGGTAACAGTAACTCAGCCCTTCCCACTCAGCAATGCCCTCTCCCTCGGATTACATGCGAGCCAAAATCACGGTTCCTGCTGCCGGCATGTCGTCGGCGGACTGGGACGGCGTGGATCCGGACATCCGGGAGCGCTCCTATTGGACGGCCAGGGAGGGATGCTATGCCCGCGTGCAGGGATTCCGCGACCGCTGCCAGGGGATTGTGGACGGCAACCTGTCCGAGGCGGACGCTCTGCGCGAGGTCCGCGCGATGCTGCGCGCCACCGGCTACCAGCCGGAGCCGGGCACGGAGGGTACTATCCAGGACCTCAACTCCGACGCCCGCCAGCGTCTCATCCTGGACACCAACGTCGCCATGGTCCGGGAACGGGCCTACCGGGACTCCATGCTGGGGTCGCTGGCCTATCCCGCCCAGCGCCTGGTGCGTATCCGCTACAGCCGCCAGCCCAGGGACTGGGATGCCCGCTGGAGGGAGGCGGCGGCCGCCGTCAACTACGAGGGCGTGGCTACCGACGGCTCCCATATCGCGCTGCTGACCTCGCCCATCTGGCGCAAGCTCAGCCGGTTTGATCTGGATTACCCTCCCTTTGATTTTAACAGCGGCATGGGGGTGGATCCGGTCGACTACGAGGAGGCGCAGCGCCACGGACTCACCATCCCGGAGGCAACGATTGAGGGAGCTGACGGCGAGTCGCTCAACGCCAGCCTGGAGGCGTCCATTGCCAGGATGGACGGCGACCTGCAGCAGGCATTTGTCAATGCGCTGGAGGACTGCGTGGAGGTGGAAGGAGACCGCGTCTACTACACCGACCCCAACGGCACCCGTCCGGTGCATTGGAGCGAGGCGGGCAAGGTTATCTGCGGGCAGCGTCCTCCCGTCATCCCGGACACCCAGGCCAGAGCGATGGTTAAATTCGTCGAGGATCAGCGCCAGTTTGACCGGGCGCAGCGCGGCGTCCAGGGCTATGCCACCCAGGAAGAGTGGGACGCCCTGTACAACGCGGTCACCCGGATCCAGCCCACCGACGTCAAGGAGAGCGGCACGCTCTATCGCGGCATGTCGATCCCCCCCAATGATGTTGACAGGTTCCTGTCCCGCATCAGGCGCGACGGCTACCAGGCGCTCCCCACCAAGATGGTGGACAGCTGGTCGCGCGCGGAGGAGACGGCGCAGCGGTTTGCGGGTGGCGGCAAACCGGGCAACGAGCGGGTCATCCTGGTCAACGAGGACTACCGGTCCGGCCACCGCATCGACGCCGTCGTCCGCGCCCTCCAGGAGCAAAGGCGTCTTGTCAACAAGACCGACAAACATCCCCACACCAATGAGTCGGAAGTCTTGTTCCTGCAGGCCGCGCGCCACCAGGTCAACAAAATCGTCCGGGGGAGGGACGGCACACCCACTTACGTCTATGTCAGCGAGCAGTAATAACAGATCAGCCCTTGCGGCACTTGCGCCGGTTCTGGCGGCCGTTGCCATGACCATTAGCCGGCCGGTCCGTACCGCACCAGCAGGGCACATGCTCGCCGCGCTCAACAGCCCGGCGCTGATACTGCGTCAGCTCTGTCCATCGCAGCTTGCGCGGTGCGGGAGAATCCTGCTCTCCAGATCGGCCGGGAGCGCGCAGGTACTGCAGCCACAGCGCCATCTCGCGCTTGCCGATCTTGCCGTCCATTCCGCTCATGTCCCCCTTATGCCCCAACCCTCAACCCTTGTCAACTCATGATCAGGTTACACGTCGATGTGATTGGCCTCCAACGGCTCCCTCTGGCTCCCGCTATCCGCGCGGAGATGGTGGCCGATGTGGCCAGGGCCGCCCGCCAGGCGGTGAGGGACAGCTTGCAGGCCATGATCGACCGCACCCAGTCCCAGGGATTCTGGGGCAAGGCCAAGCAGAGCGTCAACCCTCCCGTCATCCGGGACAACAAGGCCACCATCGACATCACCCACACAGGCGTACGCCTGCAATGGCTGGGAGGCACCGTCAGACCCACCGGCCGCAGGTCGGAGGTGACCGGCCGTCCCATCAGGAGCCTGCTCATCCCGTTTAAGGATTCACCCCTGCGCCGGCGCTCCCTGGCCAGCCTCCACCTCCCGGAGGAGGAGGTCATGGTCCTGGGCGACGTCGATACCGGCAACGCCATCCTGGCCCGCGTCAGGCAGCGCAAGCGCCGCAACAGGGACGGCCATTACCAGGACGTCACCCCGCTGGGAGCCCTGGTCAAGTCCGCCACCATCCCGGCCCATCCGGAGGTGATGCCCTCCCGCGAACAGATGCGCGAGTATGCCGTGCGCGCCGCCACGCTGGCGCTCAACCGCCTCCTGGCCCAGGCCGACGGCAACTCCACTCTCCACTCTTAACTCACTAATCCCCATACAATGGATAAAGACTACAAACTCGCCGAGCATCTCATCGCCCACCTGCAGCAGGACGACGTCCTGGCTCCGATGGTGTGCCCTACCGTGTGGGACGAGCAGGAGCAGATCGACGCCATCAACCGCGCGGCCATGGGCAGGCCCGGCAGCGTCGCCGTCACTCCGGCAGGCTACGTCCCTCTCTTAGAGATGGGCGTCAATGCTCCGATGGTGCGCATGCACGCCGTGCTGGCCGTGAGCTGTTTTGCGCGGGATGCCGGAATGCCGGGCGGCGTTCCTCCCCTCCGTTGCCTGTCCGGCATGGTGGGGCGGACTCTGCATGCCGTCCGCCTCTGGGATCCGGTTGTCGACCGCGTCTGCTACGACACTCCCTCCGTAGCCTCCGTCGAGGACTACGACATGACTAAAAGCAGGCTGACCGGCTTCCGGGGCCGGGCCGTCATCCTCTACGCTCCCGTCAACTTTTAATTTTTTCCCATCCTCACCTACAACACACAACCATGGCTAAGACCAATACAACCAACAATACCGATACGACCGGCACGACTCCGCAGGCTCCCGCCCAGGAGGAGACGCTGGTGTTAGTCCGCGTGACCAAGACGGGCACGCTCATCAACGGCGCTTACGGGCGTGCCGGCGCTACCGCCAGAGTGACAGCCTCCCAGGCCAGGTCTCTGGAGGCGGCCGGGCTGGCCGTCATCGTCGGCGTGTAACTGCCAACCATTAACCCATCACCAATCACTGATATGTCCAGATTTATTATCCCCGGCCTGATCATCGGCTCCAAGGTCAGCATCGCCAAATTCGGAGCCGTCATCGGCAACGACGAACCGTCCAAGACCGTGTCCGCGGACTGGCTGCCCGTCCCCCCGACGGCGGAAGCCCCCGGCCCCTGGCTCTATATGGGCAGGATACGCACCAGCAACCCTCAGATTGAGACCAAGACGGGCGAGATTGAGGGCACCAACGACGGCGGCACTTACGAAACCGAGGAGCTGCAGCTGACCACCAAGCGCAAATTCCTGTTTGCCAGCAACTACATCACCCCGGAATTCCTGCAGCTCTCCTTTGGCCTTGCCCAGGACTGGGGCACGGAGCAGGTGGTCTTTGGCTCCGGCTCTCCGCAGATCGACGTCTATGTCTATACCGAGTGGACGGACGCCTACCGCGACGGGGCCAGAATCATGAGCGCCTGCATGCAGGGCCGCCTGCGCCTGGTCAACCCGGCCAAGGCTGCCTCCGATCCGTCCCTGGCAGAATTCGAGCTCAGCGTCATCTACAATCCGCTCTGCAAGCTGACCCCTGACGAGGACTACGCGGGAGCATAATCCCGTCCTCCCCCCGCGGCGGCGTCCTTTCCGCCGCGGGGAAACACCTCTTACGCCTAATCACTGATACCTGTTATGCAACTGCTGATTGATCTGGCCACCATGGCCGTCATGTTCCCCGGCGGCATCCCGGCCACCGACTTGTCCCTGGTGCGCGGCGACAAGATTCCCCTGCGCGTCACGCTGCTGGATGAGGGCGCTCCGGTGACTCCCTCCGGCGTCAGACCGGCGCTGGCCGTCAAGACCGCCCTGGGAGACGAGACCCTGGTGCTGGCCGCCACCAATCTGGAGCCGGTCGATGATGCTCTGGGGCCGGCTTATGTCGGGAGCCTGTCGGTCAACACGACCCAGTTGATCGAGGCCATGGGCAGCGCCGCGAGCATCGACCTGATCGGAGAGGTGGTCCTCATAGCCGGTGATGGTTCCCAGCGCACCTCCTCCCTGATCAGGGTAACCGTGCGCCAGGACATTATGCCGGCGGATGTTATCCCTCCGGAGGATGTGCTGGCCGACTGGTCCGCACTGGTAGCCGACGCCCTGGCCGCGCAGCTGCCGGATGCGCTCAAAGAGGCGGGAGTGGAATTGGAAGCGGCAACCGGGCAATCCACCTTGTCCAGCGGGGACGCCGCCGACACCTGGACCATCGTCGGAGGCTACGCATTCACTTGGGGAGACGAGATACTGGCCGGGCATCTGCCCGACAGCTGCCGCCTGAAAAGCATTTCCACCGTGTATTTTTTCACCGACCCGGCCCTGAATCAGTATTGCCTGCGTGTCTGGCGTCTGACGGACGGCGCTTACAGCCTGATCGGCACCTCCGCCTATGTGTCCAACCTTTCCAGCGGCCAGACGGCTACATGGGAATTTACGCCGGGCGTTACGTTGCAACGCGGGGATGTCATTATCATCCAGGTGTGCGAGGGGACGGAGATGACGCCCTATGCCTTAGGCATGCACGCCGTTCTTACTCCGTCCGTCCCTGGGCGCGGCCTGGTGACGGAGGTGGCCAACCCTCCCGCCGTGAACGGCACGATGGCCCCGCTGATGACCGTAGTAGTGGACTATGACGACGGCATCACACTGGGAGGGGTGGAACTGGCTACCGCGCGGCAACTGGACAGCCTGGGGAGAGATGTGCGCCAATCATCCGCGACCGCCGAGGCTGCGGCGCGGACGGCTGGCCAGTCCGCCGCTGCCGCGTCCACGGCTGCCTCCGATGCCGCAACCTCTGCCACCAGCGCGGCCAACTCCGCGACGGCGGCGGCTAACGCCCTGGCGGCCATGCCTCAAGTGGACGCCTCCGGCAACATGACGCTGGCCGGAGGTCTGACGGCGGCGGGGGCTATTAACGCCAACGGAGGCGTCAACATCCCTCTTGCTGTCGGTGCGCCGACCGATACGGGGGCGGTTAATCGCTTTTATACGTTAGGATTGGCCGGTGCTGTATCAGCGTTGGTTCAGCCTATATACCTTAATTCCAGTTCGATCACAGTCGCGGGTTCCATTTCTAAATCTTCCAACGGTACTCTTGCCGGGTTGACGCAGCGTTTTTCGGTGGGCGCAGCTTCTGCCGGGTCCAATGCGTACGGGTCAGCGGTTATTCCCCTGATAGGGCCTAACGGTCAATTTAATTACAGTTCCGTGTGCGGATTTTCCCTTGCGCTCAACGCGACAGCCTTCGCTAAATTTACTTTTGGCATAGGCCGCGGCTCAAAAACCAACAGAACCGGGTTGACGATGGATTCTTATTCTATGATTCCGGGGAACGAGCTGGCCGTCAACCATGGGGAAATCATCGATGTTACCATCAATACTCCTTACGATACTGTCCGCAAGGGGTATGAAATCAGAGTAAGGGAAATCTTTTATGTATCGTCCGTTGGACACTGGCAGGTGAAGACGACAACCGTATTTCTTCCGGTAGGCCATAATGAGCTGATGCCAAACGGGCTGAACAGGCTTATTTACATGCAGAGCGGGCCGCCGAGTACAGCAGTGCGGGAGGAAAAGGCGGCTCTTTATATGGAGCTGGGAGGCGGCAGTACCAATACCCTGTTCAAGATAGCTTCTCTCCGCGGCTTCATCGCTTTCGAGGCAGGAACAGGCGTAAGCACCCTGATTATCGACGCGCGCAATGAGAAAACATATGCCCTTTCAGCCGACGCGGGCACAGGCACCAGGCACCTTTATGCCAATGGATTGACCAATCCAACCTATCACGCATTGGAAGCAATGGCCGTCAATGCCATTGAATCCGAGGAAACAGCGGCTTTTGAAGATATTAACGTACCCATTGAAGAATCATGAATATTTCGGAGATACAAATACTGTTCCCTCGGCCCGGCAACTGGCAGGAATTCACGTTGACGCCCATTTATCAGGACGCGGACGGTTACACCCGGACAGACCGCTACACAGCGGACGAGATACCAGCGGAACAGGCTCCGGCAATGGAGTCCGTAGTTGCTGCGCTGGTGGGATTGGGTGAGGACTGGCAGGCGGTGCAGGTGTGGGCAAGGCTGGGAAAAGATGTCCTGACCCTTGCGGAGGATGGTGCCTATACAATGATTGATGCGGTGTCTTTGACCGTTGAGGCCGTCCATGCGGAGACCAAAGGCCGCAGGATTTTTACAGTCTCGGACTACCCGGCTTTTATCATCACGGACCCCGCCGCCGTGGAGTTTTTCAGGTTTTTCACGACGGCATCCAATCGTTAATCACTCATATTCCATTACTAATCATGCACTATCTGTCACTCGATACGGTCATTTACCGTCCGGACGGCCTCCGGGATATCGTGCTGTGCCAGTATGACGACGTGATGGCGGAGCTGGTGGAGGTCAAGCCCTCCGTCCAGATCCAGCGCGAGTCCGTCATCGGCAGTCCCTGGATGCACCAGGCGGCAAGGGGCAACGCCTCCCTGCAGATGTCTTTTACGGTGGTGCGGGCATTTACGACGTTCGGACGCGCCCGTGCCTGGGGGCTCGACCTCCAGGAGACGCTCACCCTTCACCCGGAGGGAGCCGTTACCTGGTTGTCCTGCTATTTCCGGGGACGTCCGGGCCGGACCAGATCCTATCACGCTACGGTGGATCTTGCCCAGCCTTTGCCTCTCACGAGCGATCACGATCTCGGCGCGGACGGTCCGAGTATGGGCCGCCGTCCGGAGGACATACGCCTCCCCGGCATGGAGGGCAAGGCCTGGGCCGCCCTGCAGGTATCCCTCACTCTGACGGGAGACATTTCTTAACCATCTATTAACTTTAACCATTAACTATCATATTCCATGGCAGATAAGGATTACAAGGTACAGGTAGGTGTGGAGGCCAAGGCCGACACGCGGGGACTGGATCAAGTTAACAAGGGACTCGACAAGGTCCGCAGGACGGCCAAGCAGGTCAACGACGAGCTGGGCGACAATGCAGCCGCCGACAATATGGAGGAGGTGACGGATGCCGCCGGGGAAACTGCCGAGGCTCTGGATAAGACCAGCGACGCTGCAGAGGGGCTGCAGGAGGCCGTCAGTAAGGTTGGACAGACGGCCAGAGCCACCGGCGATGAGATGGACAAGGCAGGAAGCAAGGGAGAGGCAGCCGGGCGCAAAATGGAACGGGGAGCCAGGCAAGCAGCGGCTGGTCTGGGTGACCTCAAGGCCAAGGTACAGGCGACGTTCAACATCCCCAACGAGCTGGAGGCTGCCTACGGCCGGGGCGTAGCTTGGGGGCAGGCCATCCTGGACGGCTGGGAAAAATACATTGAGGGCGTGGACAAGGCCGCCGTCAAACGGGCGCGGGAACTTAAAGACCGGCTGGCCAGGGAGGCCGCCGCGCGCGAGCAGGCTTATACTGACGCGCTGACCAATGCCAAACGCGAGCGCATCTACGACGAGGAGCAGCGCAAAATCACGGCCATCAACGACCTTTACACCCAGCGCATCCAGCTTATCGGCCAGCTGGCCGTCAACCGCACGGCGGAGGTGGACCATGTGGATGCCCTCCGCCAGAAGGAGCTGGAACTGCAGCGCACCATTGTCAAGACCCGCGAGATCAGAGGGGAAATCAGCAAAGAAACGGCTGCCGCCCTGATGGCTGACCTGGACGCCTCCGAGGCCAAATCCGCTGCCAAGTCCCGTCTGGACCGCCAGCAGATCATGCTGGAGGCCGCTATCCAGGCCCGCGACGAGACTGCCAAGCAGGTGGCCCAGATCAAGGCCGAGCAGGAGCAGGCGGCCAAATTACCTCATGCAGGGATGACGGGCGATGATTATCAGATCCTTGATGCCATTGTAAAGAGAGGAGAAGATCCGCAAGAAAAGCAACAAAGAGAAAACATAGAAAAACAGTTTGAGACTGCTCGGCAAAAATACATTACAGCTAAAAATCATGGAGACGCAGACGGCATGCAAGCTGCCGGAAACGCGATCACTCAATATTCTGATCAACTGAAACTCATAGGAGAACAAAAACAAAAAGAAGAAGATGCTTTAGACAAATTGCTAGCTATTGAGCAACACTTAGTTAATAAAGGGATTATATCAGCTCAAGATAATCCTGATGTCAAATTGGGGAAAATAAAAAGAGAACTAGACGCTCAATCGACAAAAGACAAAACGAGAATAAACGAGCTCAAAGAAAAAGAAACTCAGCTCCAGCTGGACGAGTCCAACGTCACGACCCAGCAGCATCTCCTGCAGTACCAGAAGGAAATCAATTCCAAGGAGGCGGCAATCGCTGCCGCCAAGGCCGACCAGGCCAGCGCCGTGGCCGCCGACGAACGCCGCCAGAAAGACCTCGCCGAGCTGGCCAGCCAACGCAAAAAGGTCCAGAAGCGCTGGCGCGAACACTACGACCAGCTTACAACCGGTCAGGACTATAAGGACCGGGAGACTCCGCAGCTCAAGCGCCTGCTGGCCGAGGGGCAGCACATGGCCGATGCCGGCTATATGTCCGAGCAGGACTCCGCGCGTCTGGCCCGGATGCGTGACGAGGCCCTCAAGGGATTGCCCAGGGAGCTGAGAGCCAAGGTCAAGTGGATGGTGGACGACATGATCAAGGGTTACTCCAGAGCCGCGTCCGGAGAGCGCAACCTGCTTACTCCCCTGGAGCGCAAGGACCTGGAGGCGAGCCGCTACAAGGCCAAGCTGGACGGCCTCTCCGACATCACCCCCAGCCTGCCCAAGGATGGAGCGGCCGCCAAAATAGTGGCCATTCTCAAGGACGTGGCCAAGTACGGCGTCCTCAATGAGGCCACCGTCAAGCAGCTGGAGGCGTTGAGCATGCGCATCAACGCGGACGATGCCGCCGGGCAGCGCGTCGTCTCCCTGGTCAGGGAACTGGTCCAGGGCGAGCTGGGCCGTATCCTGACGACCATGTCCAGACCGCAGCCGGCCAGACCCCGACGCGTCACCCCGGAGGGCCGCGATCTGGATGCCGAGGATGAGGTGCGCACGCGGATCCGCGCCGGTGCGCAGGCTCCGCTGCCTCATCCGCAGACCGCCCCCCAGCCTGCAACCGGTCAGGGCTACAACGCCATGATCGGCGAGTTTGCCCGGCAGATGTTTGGACAGGGGGAGACCAGCGGGCGCATCCTGGACGTCATGCAGCAATTTCTGGCTGTCGCGCGGCAGTCTGCTTCCCAGGCCTCCCAGTACGACGCCCGACTGCGGAAAATGGAGCAGGAGGTAGCCACTCTCCAGTCCCGCGCCAGCTTCGGCCGCTAA